GACGTGATAACGATGAGAAGGACAAGCGAAGACTGTACCGTTGGCTTTTTCAAGTTTACAGCCGCAATGAGCGCAGAAGTAAACTCTGTCAGTCTGATCATGGGACACTCTGGATGACTTTCGCCGTCTCTGGATCGCGTCCTGAGCTTGATCATATTCCTCCTGAGTTACGATAGCTTCATGGGCATTCTCCCTGATATACCATTCCTCTTTCGGAACACGACGCTGATTCTTGTCTCGAATAAAACGGCTCTCTCGTGTGTGATTGACCATCGTGCCGGTGTACTTGATATTCTCAATCATAGCTAAGAGGGCGCGATGTGTCCACTGGGGCTTTTTGGTAGATGTTCTGCGAGTGACCGCCTTCTGCTGTGCCGGAGTTGGAATGCCTTCGGTATTCAGCTCTTTGGCAATCTGGGTGCAGGACTTTCCTGCAATAACATCTAAGAAGATCCGGCGAACTACCGGAGCAGTCTTTTCATCAATAACCATCTGATGCTTCTGAGTAGGATGAGCCTTATAGCCATAAGGGATGCAGCACACATACCTTGCTTCGCGCTGCTTCATGCCCATTGCAGATTTGACCTTCTTAGAGAGGTCTTTGCTGTAATAGTCATAGATGAGGTTTTTGAAGGCAATGTCCATACCGATAGTCTTGCCTTCGTGCTTTGCGCTGTCATAGTGGTCATTGATGGACTTGAAGCGGATGCCGAGGAACGGGAAAATATGCTCCAAATAGTCACCTACCTCAAGGTAGTCTCTTCCGAAACGGGAGAGGTCTTTGACAACGATGCAACTGATCTCACCCTTCTTAGCGTACTCTATCATACGCATAAAGTCAGGACGATCAAAGTTTGTGCCGGAGAAACCGTCATCATAAAACTCAATACGAGGAAGATCGCAGAGCAATGGATTCTGGTCTAAGTGACGGTTGATGAGCAACCGCTGAGAAGCGATACTGTTACTCTCATCCTTGAGCTTGTTGGTGCGCTTATCTACATCTTCCAGAGATACGCGCAGATAGATAGCGATTTGCTGTTTCATTATGCGACCTCCTTTCTGAGTCTTTCGCAAGTAGTAGTGAGTGCCACAAACTCATCCATATAGCTGAGTTTGATTTCCAGAGAGCCGTCGTTATGGAGCTTCATTGTTTCAATAAAAGCATCAGCCATTTCAGCCGTCATCTCTGTTGCGTCATAGAAACGCTGGATCATGAACTTCCATTTCATTTCGCCGGTGAGCTGTTCTTCGGTTTCAGTCTTCGCAGCTTCAATCTCTGACAGCTTCATTTCAAGAGCCTTAATGTCTGCTGATACAATCTCTCTGTGATGTCCGTATTCCTCCTGAGAGAGCAGACCTTCCTTGAGGTCTACATACATACCGCTAAGGAGAGACTGCTTGTGAGCCAGCTTTTGTCTGAGTGCCTTGATTTCCTGCTGAGTGTTGTTCTGCTTGAGCTTTGCCTTCTTCATGGCTAACAATCTACGCAGAGTGTTCTCCATGTCGATAAAGACCTCCATCTGAGACTTGATGAAAGTGAAGACAGCCTCATCCAGATCGGCTTTGCGCATTTTGATGTCAGAGCAGCCTCTTGAGCCATGCTCTGCATAGGTAGGACACTTGAAGGTGAAGTACACCTTATCCTTCTTTGTACTGAACGAGCGCGTCAGCTTCATAATTGCACCGCAATCGGCACAAGTGAACTTCTTGCCGTAGATGTTCTTCTCTTTGGGGAGATGATCGTACTTACCGGCATTTGCCTTCTGACGCTCAAGGACTGCATTATTGATTTGCTGCACCTTCTCGAACAACTCTTCACTGATCAGCGGCTCGTGGGTATTCTTTACCACAATCCATTCTTCTTCGGATGTGATATGATACGGGATGCCGCCATAGAGACATTGACTGCCTTTCTTCTGAGCAAGATGCCCGATATACACGATGTCCTTCAATATCTCAGTGATTTTGTGCTTATTCCAGAGAACAGTGCGTTTCTTCTTATTGTTATTGGTTTCGATGCCCTGATTGAGTTTGTACTGACCGGGAGACGGGATGCCAGCATCATTGAGCAGCTTGCAGATGCCCATATAGCTGATGCCCTCAGCTCTCCATTCAAATATCTGCTGTATCACCGGAGCAGTCTCAGGATCAATGAGCAGACGATTTTTGTTTTCCGGGTCTTTGCGATAACCATGAGGGGCATAGTTCCCGATATAATCACCGCGCTCCATTTTTGCTTGCAGCGCAGATGTGACCTTCCGAGAGATGTCCTTCGCATAGTAGTCGTTTACGATGTTTTGCAGCGATGCGGAAAGCTGCCCTTCGCTCGTAACCGTCGCAGTATCATAATTGTCATTGACAGCAATGAAGCGCAGATTATAGAACGGGCAAATCTTCTCGATGAACTGCGATGTCTCAATATAGTTTCTACCGAGACGGGACAAGTCCTTTACGAGAATACAATCCACGATGTCTGCCTGAACAGCCTCCATCATGCGGTTGAACTCAGGACGGAGAAAGTCAGTGCCAGTGTAGCCGTTATCAACGAACAACGCCACTTTTTTCAGATGAGGATGATTGGCAACATACTCTTCAAGAAGAGCTGTCTGGTTTTCAACGGAGTCGGAATCCTTGCCGTTATCCTCAACCGAAAGTCTGACATAGAGCGCAGTTTTCCAAATGCGAACGGAAGTATCAACCGGAGTAGATGCGATGTTTTGCTTTTTGCGTGATACTCGTGCCATTTATACTGCCTCCTTTGTCAAGCGAATTATCTTCTTGGCGTCCTCCTTTGCTTTTTGTTCTGCAAGGAACTCCATGATCGACGCAAACCGGTCATAGTGCATAAGCTGGACATGAATGTCCTTGTCCTCACCGATGCGGATGAAGTCGATCAGACTGACCACCGCACTGCGAGTTAGTTCCTGAATGTTTTCGTACTGTCTGAACTGAGAGAGCCAGCCTTGCTGCTCTGCCAGACCACCCATCACGCTGTTCTTCTCACTTGTGAGCCGCATGATGGTATCTTGAGCCTCTTTGATCTGCTGATCAAACTGAGCCGAGAAGGTTTTGTATTCGTCGCGTGTAATGAAGTCATTCTTGAAGTCTTCATACGCGCCGGTCTTGAGCCTTCTGTTTTTATCAATAATCTCTTCTTGGAAGGAAATCTTTGCTTTGATTTTCTCAAGCTCACGATTTTCCCACGCGAGGTTATCAATCTGAGTAAGTGCATCTGCCATATCCATAGCAGCAGCGATGTGTCCCTGAACAACTGCCAGCACTGCATCATAAACGATGGATTCCTTGACGCTGTGAGACGAGCAGAAGGTTTTATCACTCTTGTTGCCGCCACAGATGAAGTAGGAATATTCATGACCACCGGAGCGCGATACTCTGCGCACCATAGGGCTATCACAGTCATCACAGAAAATCTTGCCGGAGAAAGGATGCACACCCTTTGCTCCTACGGGACTTCTGGTGTCTTCCAGCATGATGCGCTGCACAAGGTCAAACTGTGCCGGAGCGATGATCGCTTCATGAGCGTTTTCAGTTCGGGACCACTCACTTGACGGCTTCGCTACCGTCTTCTTCACCTTATGGTTTGGAGAGGTAGTCTTTCCTTGTACCAGAGTACCGGTGTAAATCTCGTTTTTGAGGATGCGGTAAATAGCAACCGCGCTCCACTGAGCAACTTGTTTCGTCTGAAAGCAAGTGCGCTGCTTTGAGCCGTTTGCCTTCTTATATTCAATAGGAGAAGGAACATTGCTGTCATTGAGCCGATCTGCAATCTGAGACGGGGACAGACCTTCAAGTTTCCACTTAAAGATTTCCTGCACCACCGCAGCAGCTTCGGGATCGACAACTAATTGATTCTTATTGTCCGGTGATCTCATGTAGCCGAACACAACGCGAGTTCCGACAAACTGACCACTGCGACGCTTTGCTTCAAGGTTTGTTCTGACCTTGATAGAGATGTCGCGGCAGTAGGAGTCGTTCATCAGGTTTTTGAACGGCAGTACCAGCTCATTGTCCGCTGCACCCGGCTGTGCGTTATCGTAGTTATCATTGATTGCAATGAAACGAATGCCGAGCTTCGGGAAAACCTTCTGGATATACTCACCAGAGCCGATATACTCACGACCAAAACGCGAAAGGTCTTTTACGACGATGCAGTCAATCTTTCCAGCCTTGACATCATCCATCATTCTGTTGAAGTCGGGACGCTCGAAGTTCGCGCCGGTGAAACCGTCATCTACATACTCGCCCACAACTGTTATTTCCGGGTGTTTCTTGAGGTAGTCCAGGATGAGCATTCTCTGGTTGGAAATACTATCGCTCTCAAGTTTTTCGCCGGAAAATGAAAAATCGCCATCTTCCTTCGATAATCTCAGGTAGATGGCGGCTCTATAATCTCTGTCTAAAGATAATTTCAGCATAAAACGCCACTCCCTAATTTATTTCGGTCAGATAACCGGAAAACTATTGGAGTGGTATTTCACTGATTTTGTCCGAAATCATTATAGCACAAAATCAAGAGAAAATCCAGCCTTTTGAATTAAGTTCATAAAAAAGATTCATTTTCCAATCATCCGACTGCCAGATCACATACTTGCCAAAAGGTTTACGAAGTTGTCATTGATCGTTGCCTGAGTGTTGGCGTATGAAACTCTCACGACTGTATTGCCGACTTTGAATAAATAAGGATTCTTAATCTGCTCTACATAGGACTTCATGCGCTCTTCTACGGGCTGAGAACGGTCAATCTTCACATCACGAATATCTACCAAAGAGTCCAAAAGCTCTTTTCTGCTCTGCTTATCTGCCATACAATCACCGCCTTTACTTTCTCTATTCTTGACCAAAAATTACCTTTCTATGCGTTGAGCCGCGAGAACACCTTATCAGCAAATTGATAGGCAGCAGCCTTGTGGACTGCTGCCCATAGTATTCACTGATAAGCCCTTTCGGGCGTTGTAAACAGTGTTCTACTTCCAGCATATTTGCAGCTCGCGCCCCTGCTGAATAGGGAATGCTACGGACTACCGATGGTTACTCAGTATCATGGGACTCTCACCCCTCCGAGGATCGCTCCGAGCCGCCCCCCGAAAGGGACGGAAGTATCATTATACCCAACTTCTCCATCATGGCAAGCAGCCGCACCACACGGCTGTTTAGTCTCTCTGTTGATCGCTCACTCCCAATGGGAGGTCATGGCGGCAGAAGACAAGTCGCTTCGGGAAAAGAGGAAAGATCCGCAGCACTGACTATTCAGTTTTCAAGGTGCAGTGAAGGAGACTTTTGTTTGCCCCTTCACTTTACAACGGACATTTCAGAGCAAAAAATCAAGGTCACGATTAAAACTTTTTGAAATATTTTCTTGCCTGACCTCTAATGACCTTGATGGTCTGGTGAACACCTTGAGGACTGTTGCCGTGTTGAGCAGCAAACTCTTTACAAGTCATTCCTTGTTTCATGCAGCAGCAATATACTTCTTGCTGATAACTGCTTAATTGAGAGAGAAATCCATTCTCCATGATGGATGTCAGCACCATGTCCTCCATGTCGAAATCATCAGCCAACCATGCGGAAGACATCACATCGTCATCTGGCAGAGCGTCCAGAGAGAGAACTGAGTCAGAGGTCTTTTCTTCTTCGTCCTCATCTTCTGATGTGTTGTCAGAACCGTAGGAGCGTCTGAGCCTCTTTTCCTCAGTGCGGAGGATTTGCATGACTTCACGATCAACCTCCGTCACTTCTCCGGTGAGCTT